TAATATTTTATTTACCCATTATGTGTATTATGAAACTGGAGAATTAAGGCCAATTGAAAAAGCATTAAACAAAAGCCCCCGAACAATAAGATATTATTTACAGCAATACGACAATAGAATAGATAATGATATAATTCTAAAGTGCCTCAATAAGGCATTAGAGGAAAAACTTAAGAGCCGTTGAGATAATCAACGGCTTTTTTATTTAAATCGGCTCAAAAGGTCGTTTTTTTATCATACATGCTAAAATTAACCAAGTGGCAAAAATTAAATATATATGACAAAATATTGAAACCATAGCAGGACAAAAAAGCAGCACCTTTGCAAGGTAACAAACAGTAACGGAAAAGCGACACCAGTCGAATGTACAACATTTAGATGAAGAAAGCACGGACAATTTAATTTATAAAAAAATGGACTTAGTAAAATTAGCAAAGGAAAATCCCGATATTAATATCACACTTACCGGAAAAGATCTTAGTGAACTTGTTGCCAAATGTAATAATGACTTAGAAACCTATGTAAGTGAGACTGAAGCAATAAAAATACTAAATATTAATCGTTCTACATTATTCAGGTGGAAAAAAAAAGGATATATCTCAATAACTGATATTAGAGGTAGAATGAAATACAGAATGTCAGACATTAAAAATATTTTGGAAGGTAAAGCATGACTGATTCACCCATAATTCAAAACCCAAACAATCTAACTTTCGAGCAATTACCTAAAGTAGTTGCAATACTCATTGATGAAGTAAGAGAGTTAAAGAAGGCTTTATCTGAAAAAAGCGAACCTGATATTTTGCCTGATAAGTGGATGAACATCCAAGAACTTCAAGAATACTTGCCGAATCATCCAGCCAAAAATACAATTTATTCATGGGTAAGTGGACATCGGATACCAAACCACAAAGGAGCAAAAAATCTTCGATTTTTGAAATCTGATATAGATCAGTGGCTGTTAAGTGGAAAACGTAAAAGCGAAAGTGAATTGCATACCGAAGCTGCAAACTATCGATCCGGTAAGAAAGGATTACGCCGCTATGAGTAAGGACGAAAAAAAAGGAAGTGTTGGGGCAAACCCCCTTTCCACTCGGAAAGGGGGCATAACATGAAGTATTACCTACACGATTCTAACTCTTTTAACGATGAAAAGATCACTGAACTATTTATTCAGTTCGGATATGAAGGTTTAGGACTTTTCTATACGATTCTTGAAAAAATCGCTGCACAAGAAAAGCCAATAAAAACCCATGTGCTAAAATCTCAGCTAAAGGTCGGGAAAAAGCTTGAAAGATGTTGGTTGTTTATGGAAGAAATCGAACTCATTAACACAAATAATGGCGAAACTTTCAACAAACAATTGCTAAACTATAGCGAAAAGTACAAGATAAAAAAAGAAAACAACACAAAACGTATTGCAGAATGGCGTGAAAAACAAGCAATTGAAAAAAATGTAACGTGTTACGAAAGTGTTCATAACGTCCCTAAAGTAAATATAAGTAAAGTAAATATAAATAATAGTATAATAGGAAACAAATCGGAAATACCGATTTTGAATACAAACCAAAATTTTATTATCCCTTCTGTTTCTGAAATATCAAATTACTGTTTGGAAAGAAAGAATTCAGTAGATTCTAAAAAATTCTTTGACTTCTACCAATCGAAAGGGTGGATGATAGGAAAGAATAAAATGAAAGATTGGCAAGCTGCGGTCCGTAATTGGGAGAAATCAGAAAACTCCAAATATAAACACCCGGCAACAGATATTCTTGACACAAATTTTAAAGAGCAACTTTGTAAATTTTAATATATGAATGAATTTGAAGAGATATTCGAAAGAATGAAAGTACACGGGTTGAAGGTACCAATGAACAGAGTCAATATAAGAGTACCCAACGCAAAAATAGTTCTTGAAAATGCACTAACATATTTTCTGAGTTTGGAGGGTAGAGAAATGAAATGGTTACCGCAATACGATTTGATAGCTGAATGGCTTGAAGATAATCAAGGGCGCGGACTTTTACTATATGGAAGCTGCGGTTTAGGAAAAACGTTTCTTACTCGATATGTAATTTCCGCAATTATCCTTAAGTACTGTAGTAAGGTTGTGACTTCATTTGATATGACAGAAGCGAATAAGGATCCTGACAAAGTATTAGTTAAACATATTATTTCGCTCGATGATATAGGAACGGAGGATATTTCCGTGAAATTCGGTGAAAGGCGTTCTATCGTACCAGAAATACTCGATTCTGCAGAGAAGTATGGAAAGTTACTTTTGCTTACTTCAAATTTAGGAGGTGAAGACCTGATAAAAAAATATGGCAACAGAACATTTGACCGGATTCTGGCTGTAACGCGCCGGATAGAGTTTAACGGAAAATCTTTTAGAGAGTAATATGAAAACTTTCTAAAATAAAAATAGTAGAATTGAGACTGGTAAGATACTACAAGCCAAAAATGAAACTCAAGCCAAGTCCTTTTAGACAGATTGAAATGAGTTGGTACTGAATGGAGGGCTGATTCTTTCAGTTTTGGTATAATTCTAAAAACATAATTAATTAATAAGCATCATGAAACCACAATTCGGACTAACATATTCAATGATAGATGGCCATTCAACAATAACATCCATTACGCCTCGTAACGGGGATACAATCAATATAGAGTACAAGAATGGCGTCCCTGATATAGAAAAATTAACGGAAGAACAGTTGAACATAATTACTGACTGTTCAAATTGGTTGGAGAAGCAATGGAATACAAATCCAAAATCAATTGTAAGAGGAATTAGAAAAGGAAAGTCAAAGCGAGCAAATGGTAATCCCTCTTTGTTTATTCGTTCAACTAATTCTTAAGCCAATTTTAAACCACAAGAGAATGATTAAAGTTGAATATAAAACAGATCTCAAGAAGATTCAAAAGGAATTTAAAAGCCAACTCTCTGAAAAAGAAATTCTGAAAACAACTGCTTTTGCATTGAATGAAACTGCACGAAAAACGAGAACGCAGCTAAAAAAAGAGGCAAGGGCTGGATATACTATTGATAAGAAGTATCAGGAAAGGATGTCGGAAATTACAAAGCCGGCACGCGGCACGCAATCAGGATTATATGTTGAATTGAGCACGAACACATCCCCTATTCCCCTAATCGGATTTAAGCACCAAGATCTAAAGCCAAAACCATGGAAAAGGGGTGTGGCTGGCGGGGTGCAAATTGAAGTATTAAAAGGCAAACAACAGCTTTTGAAACATGCCTTTATAGCTACTATGAGCAGCGGACACACCGGAATTTTTCAGCGAGGTAGTTACCAAAATGGAAAGTTTAAGGCAGGGAATGAAAAGATTTCTTCAGGAAAGACAAGGATAACAGAACTCAAAACAGTTTCGCCTTACTTTATATTTAAAAACAAAGATATTCAAAAGCGGATCACGCAAACAATCGAATCACAGTTACCGGGGCGGCTTAGGGTATTCCTTCAGAAGAAGGTAGACAAGCTGAAGAAGTAAAGGTACTGTAAAACGACTTTAGAAGTAGGCGGGTACCACCCCCATTTTTTCGCTAGTTACATAAAAAAAATCACTTACCACTTACCAATAAAAAATGGATAAAAATACTGAAGAATCAATTAGCATTAGAGCTTTTGCAAAGAAATGCCAAGTCTCACATGTTGCTATTTTACAAGCAATTAAAGATGGAAAAATCATTGAAGGAGTTACGAAAGACAAAAAAATTATTTCAAGTGTTGCAATCAAAGAAGCTCAGGACTGGGGTCTTATGAGAAAAATTGCAACAGAAAGAGACGTTGAAAGACTTATTCTCGAATATTTTTCAGACGTGGCATCAGTTGGAATATATATAGCCCTTGACAACAGGGACTTGACGACGGAGCTTTTAAGCATGGCTAACGATCCGGAAATGTTTTTCGAGGCAATGGATGACCGTCTAGCTGACTACTTAGAAGATCGTAGGCAAAAACTAATTTCAAGAGTATCATAAACATGTAAAATAATTAATTATGGGTGAGAACATGAAACTAGGACTAGTCTTATCTGCAACAGATAGGTTTAGTCGTGTTGTTGATCGAGCTATGGGGAGGTCGCTAAATTCAATGACTAACTTTCAAAAGCGTGCAAATGCCATTGGAGGAAATATGCAACGCTATGGTGTTGGAATGATGGCGGCTGGTGCGGCTATCACAGGAGCTTTAGCTGCCAATGTAAATTCCACAATGGAGAAGGCAAAACAAATAGAGTTTACGTCTCAAAAAATTGGTTTATCAACAGAGCAGTTCCAAAAACTAAACTATGCAGCCTCAAAAAGTAATCTGTCTGTAGACCAGTTTAGCACCGGGATGGGCAAACTATCAAAGACAATAGTGATGGCGACAGCTGGACAAAAAGCAAGCCAGAAGATAATGAGAATGGCTGGAGTTACCACAAAAGATAGCAACGGACATTTGAAAGATACTACTCAAATACTTGGGGAGATTTCCGATAAATTTCACAAAGCACCCGACGGACCTAAAAAGGTAGCTTTAGCTATGTTGATGTTTGGAAAGTCAGGACGAGATATGATTCCAATGCTCAATAAAGGTGGAAAAGCAATTACTGAGTTGGGCGAAAAGTTCAAAAAATCAAATTCGTTTTTGACTGGAGAAAACATCCAAGGATTTAAGAAGTATAGATCAGCTATAGCAAACACGAAGCTACAACTTGACGGATTGAAAACCCAAATTGCCGTGGCTACTCTACCACTTGCGATAAAACTTGCGGACAAGATCTCAAAGATAGCAGATAAGTTCGGGCGATGGATTCAACGAAACAAGGCTTTATTTACTACTATTGTTTCAACAACTGCCGTTATCGGAGGCTTACTTACTGTAATGGGGGCTTTTAATATAGTTTCCGGATCGGTAATTAAATTTCTTGGCACAATGTCAAAAGTAATTGCATTTGCAAAGAGAGCAAATTTAATGTATGAGTTGGGGTTCAAAAGGTTAATCATAATAGAGAAACTACAAGCTGCGTGGACTAAAATAACAGCGGCCGGACAATGGCTATTAAATGCCGCCGTGGCTGCTTTTCCAGCTATTCTAATAGTGGCCGGAATAGCCGCTGTAATTGCTGTTGTCGTGGTTTGTTGGAAGAAATTTGCAGGATTTAGAGCAGTGGTAAAAACAGTCTTGGATACTATAAAAGGCTTCGGGAATATACTCAAAGAATATGTAATCGATAGGATCAAAGGTCTAATATCCGGAATTGGAAGCGTAAGCAAGGCATTTGCATTATTACGACAAGGCAAGTTTACGGTAGCCGGAAAAGTAGCCTGGAGCGGAGTTAAGGACTTGTCGGGAATTACGGCCACTCAAAATGCAGTTAGGAAAAGTGTCGTTCTTGTAAAAAGTATTCCGGGAACATATAATCGTCATCTAGCAATAGAAGAAGCTGCTCAAAGGATCAAAGATGAACCAAAATCACGAGCTGCGGTTAGATCGTCTCAAGCATATAATTCTAGCACTATTCAACGAGCTAACGTAAGTAATGCGCCTGTCCTGAATTATAGTCCAACAATTCATATTAGCGGAGGTGATAAAACAGCAGTTGATAATATATTTAAAGATCACATAAAAGAGCTAGAGCAGATGATGAAGAAAATTAGTGCAGCTCAACAACGAGTATCATTTAGCTAATTGTATGAAACAAACTTGATGAACTAAACACAAAACAAATTATAATGGAAAAAAACAGTTTGACTGAAGTAGCAAGAAAAGCAGCGGTAACGCTATTTTGGAATAAGAATAATATAACTAACGAAATCGAGAAATATGTTTCGTCGGTCACCTATACGGATCATGAGGAAGAAGCCACTGACGAGATATCGTTGGTTTTGGATAATACGAGTTCCATTTGGTTTGAGGATTGGTATCCGGCTGAAGGTGATACTTTACAATTATACATCGGGTACCAGGACAAACAAATAGATAGCGGGCTGTTTGAAGTCGACGATGTGACACTTTCAGGACCTCCGGATGAGATAACGATTAAAGCTATTTCTGCCGGCATTTCGAAAGCACTTAGAACGCGAAATAATAAGGCGTTTGAAGAACAAACGTTGAAGCAAATAGCTCTTTATTTTTGTCGAAAACATGGATTTACACTGGTAGATGGTTCTAATATGCTTTCTCAGATTTGGCTTGACAGAAAGACTCAGGAGAATAAAACCGACCTGGCTTTTCTATCGGAATTAGCTAAAGAATATGGGTTTATGTTCACTGTCAAAGGTCAAAAAATGGTGTTTATCAGTTATCATGATCTTGAAAATACAGCATCTGTAGCTGAGATAGATAAAACGCAAGTATCAACCTACGACCTGAACGAAAAAACATTCGATACGTACGCGGGTGGTCAGATACGGCAAAGAAACCGAAAAACAGGAAAACTCATAACTTATGAAGTTGACAACATTCTGGACACAAACAGAACTGATAAAGCGATTTTTACCGGATCCGTAGCTTCGAGTAGTCAAGCTGAAGCCAAAGTAAAAGGCGGTTTGTGGGGGAAAAATAAATACAAACAATCCGGAACAATCACAGCCCCCGGTGATCCTCAGATGGTAGCCGGAAATAATTTTGATTTGACCGGATTTGGGAAAGGATCCGGTAAATATCATATACCAACCTCAACGCACACGATTGATAGTGGCGGTTATACGATGTCTTTAGAAATTAGAAAGACCGGATCTATTCCTAAGCCAAAACGAGTACCAAGAGTCAAGCAACCTAAACCATCGACTGCTGAAACTGCCGCTGATAGTCTAGGAGAAAAGGAGGAATAACAAGACAAAAAATGAAACTGCACTAAGATAAGTAAAAATAGCCTTCATATT